GATCTCTTGTGCAAGAGCTGCCATTACTTCTGCCTCAACGTCAATGCCGTGCATTGACTGTGCATCTTGTGCTGCTTCAAAAGTCCAGCGTGCCTGTAGCTTACGTGTCTTTGCTTCGACAGGTTGCTTTAGGATCTGGATTGACATAGCGCGACCGCCTGTGCCTTCTTTAGCTGCTGTAGCGTCTGCTTTACCAGCTGTGCCATCACCTGAATATGCTTGCGCAAGTTTAAATGGTGATAGTGCTTCGTCACCTGCTGTGACGTCGTTTGCTGTACCAGTTGCGTTGTTAGTTTCAGCATAACGTACACGTAGTGTATGAATCTGACCAACTGGACCTTGCATTGGCTGTACACCAACGATTTCGTTTGCAATAACTGTTGGCATTACACGACGGATAACAGGTAGGATAACACGGTTTAGTGTTGCTACGTTACCAGCTGCTGATGCGCCAGTTGTTGCTGCTTCTTGCAAATAGCGTTTTGTGTTTTCTAAAACAACGCTCATGCTGTTGCGGCGGTTACCTTCTAGACCCTCAAGAAGTGCGTCTTTAGTATCGTCCCAACGGCTTTCTAATAGTACGTCTGACATTTAAGTCTCCTCTATAGTACTTTAATTTAAGCCAGCAAGTTTACGGATGTCAACAATGTTGCTGTCATCTTTAACTTCGACTGTTTTTTGTTGTTTGTTACCTGTCACTTCTGTACGGCTTTCAGCAATAACTTCTTTCTTAGAAGCAGATTTTGCTTTTTTTCCATCCAGCACTGCTGGCAAATAACGGTCGAAAGCAGTCTGCAATTTAGCAGTCTGTACGCTTTCTAATAGGTCAGTCATAATTGCTGCCTTATCTTTGTTGAGTGGCTTAAGAAGTGTGTTTAGTGTTTCTTTACGCTCTACACCCTCATTAATTAAAGCAATTTCTTGCTCCTTGCTCTCAACTAACTTAGCCTTTTCTTCAAGACTCTCATTGACTTGAGCAACTTCTTCAGTAGCACTTTGTACTGCTGCTTCTAGTTCCTTAATTTTTTGATTTTCATTGAGATGACTTGCAGAAAATTCTGTTGCAAAAGTTTCAAACAGTTTACGTCCGAAAGTATTCTCTTTTGCGATTTGAATATCTTCTTTAAGTTGATTCATTTCACCTTTAAGATAGCCTGTTACTGCTTCGTTAACTGCTTTACTTGTGTGCTTTACAAAGTTAGACTTTAGAGTAGCGAACTGCTCACGAGCTTCCTTTACTAGGCGCACTTTAGTTTCAACAACGTCTTGACGATCCTTTTGGAAATCTTCAATTTCTTCAGCAAGTTGTGCAACAACAAAGTTTTCCAACTTTGCTACAATTTCCTGCTGTTGAGCACGTTCACTACGGAGTTCCGTAATTTCTTCACTCAATGTTTTAACTAAAAAGCTGTCGAATGTCTCAGATGATTCTTTCATCTTACCAACAAACTTAGCGCGGTCTTCTGAAATTGCTTTACGCTCTTCGGCGATTTGTACAAGTTCAGTAGTTAGACCTTCTGTAACCATGCGATCTAAGGCTTCAACCATAGTAGATTTATCATGCTCATAGCGTTGTGCAAACTCCTCACGAAGTTCACCAGTTACCTGGTTACGGACCTCACTGATTTTTGCTTCCCATTGTTCAGCAATAGCAGTGCGGGTGTCCTCATTAACAAGGTCGCTATCCAATAGTGGTTTGATAGCATCTAGCATTTTGATCTCCTAGATCTTTAAGTCCCTGATAAGACGAATCATTTCCTCTTTCAGGTATTTTTGTACTTTAGCATCGCCACTTGCGTCACGTGCCATTTCAAGTACTTGAGCGCCGCCGCGCATATTAAGTAGTCCTTCGTAAATCGCTACAGGATATGCATTAGGTGCACTCGGTTGTGCCACGACATCTACCGTGACAATTTCAAAGTTACTAACGTTACCAGTTGATTCGTTAACCTCACCACTGCCTCTGCTACTAACTCCTAACTTTACTCCGCCTTCGATCATTGTTTTCACAAGTTGACCCATTGGAGTTTCAAGAATCTTTAGTTTACCAAACCCATTAGGTCCATCCATCCACATACTTTCAATAGTGTGTGATACTCGATCAATGTTAATTTTTAGATCTTCAGGATGATCAACTTCGCCTAAAACGCTATTACCGCTTTTAATTTGCTCGTTGATGGTACTAACAGCACTAGTAATCTCAGTGACGGGATAAACACGCTGGTTTGCGTTTTTAACCCCGCCCTGGATACAAATGCCTTTCATGTAGAGATCCTTGCCGCCAGCACTGTTTTCTGCTGCTTCTACAACAACATTAGACTGCGCATTGGTTAGGTTTTCTCTCAAGTATAACATAGGACTATGCTTTACTCATTGTAGCGTCACGTGTGTCAGCTGCATCAGTTTGCTCTGTTGACTTAGGAGTTGCACTGCCACTCTCTTCGCCTGTTGGATCAACTGCTTTACCGCCCATATCGTTCTTGCCTGCAACTGGACCTGATGATCCGTCGCCTTGTTCTGAAGTTACTGGAGCTGGTGCCTTTTCTGTGTATTCACGAACGACTTCTTCAGTTTCTTCAACTGCTTCCATCTCAACACTTTCCATCTCTTCTTCTTCGCCTTCATCGTCCATATCCATATCCATGTCCATGTCCATGTCCATTTCTGGCTCTTCGTCTGAGTCACCAGCCATTAATGCTTCGAACTCAGCCTTAAGTTCGTCTAGTGCATCTTCGATGTCAACTACACGATCTTCTAATTCTTCTTCGCCTTCATGTTCATCTTCCATTGACAGACCTTCTTCGTCTGCTTCAATGTCGTCAATCATATCTTCAGCAGCGTTGCCGCCTAGTTCTTCGTCAAAGTCTGATTCTTCAACTGCTTCTTCAGCAACTTCTTCTTCTGACTCGTCTACTTCTACTTCTGCTGTTTCTTCAACTTGATCTTCGTCTACTAAACCTTCGTAAATGTTACGTGATTTTTCAACTACGATGTCGTGAAACAACTCTTTTGCGCCTGCTTCATCTTCTGCGATGAATAGCTCAATCAATTGCTCAAATTTGTTTGTCATTGTATAACTCCTATATCTTTAGGCATTTGTAGTTTTATTTAGTGTTTATAACAAATGAGGAGTTAAATGCTACTTTTTGAAGCCAAAAAGTATGCTATAGGATTTATTCTGCTGCCGATGGCGCGAATTGTAGTCTAATTTCTTTAATAGACTCTTGGTATTCAGCTGATTTTAGATCATTTAGTTTACGTAACTTGCTTAATTGTTCAATAGTTATACGTGTTTTGCGAGTATCAGACTTCATAGCAGCTGTACTATCCTGATACTGCTTATCTTCTTCTTGCTTTTTTGCGTTTAACTCAAATAATAACATGCTAATATTTATGCTTCTGGCGTTGCTGTAGGTACACTGCCAACTGGACTTGTCTCACCTGTTGCGCCTGCTTCACCTGTACCGCCTTCTTCGCCGCCGCCTGCTGCATTGTCATCTGCTAGTTCTGCCTCTGGTTCAAACGCATCCAAGTCGCTTTGAATGCCACCTGTTGTAACACCGACACTACGCATACTAGGAATTTCACTATCAACACTAACATCAGAATTTTCTTCACGCCATAACTTGGTGTTTTCCAACATTTCTTCTTCTGTCATGCCCAAGTAGCGTTGCATTAAGAAACGCTTACTCATATATGCATAACCCTCAAGAGCTTGGAATGTATTAATACGTGCTTGATCCATTTCAGTTTCGCGGTAACTACTGAAGTTTTGGGGTTCATTAAAGCGCAGCTCAAATGTGCTATTATCCATTTCAACGCCACGCCATTTAAGAAACATCTTAAACTCTCTGTCAAACGTGGCAGACACAAGACGCTGAAGTCTCATACAATATTCGTTAAAGCGTTTTTCTTGAATCATTGCAGTGCCAACACGACCGTCAGTGTATGCCGCAACACCTTCATCCAACCCTGTAGGCAAGTAGCTGCTTGGTATACGCAAACCGCGGAATAGTTTGTTAGTGAAGTATTTTAGATCGTCAATCTCGCCCAAGTTTGTGCCACCTGGTAGAGTTTCAACTTTACTTCCACGACCTTCTGCTGTTTGTGGGAAGAAGTAATCTTCGTTAATTGAAAGTGGATTGTATGTAGTATCCATAATGTTTACGCCGCCGCCAGTCTGGCTAGGAATACGGCGTTGATGAATTTCATTTTTAACACGTTCAACAAAACTCATAGCCATGTGACTTGGCATGTTGCCCACATCCACATAGAAGATTCTGCGCTCTGGCGCACGTTGAATACGATAAATGATAATTGCATCTTCAAGCAGTTCTTTCTGCTTGTACACTTTGAATATCTGTTCTAGTATACTATTACCAAAAGGCCAGTTGGGATCAAGTCCCTCAGTTAAACTACTGTGAACAATATGTTCTGCTTCAATCGCTTTTTCGTTTAGAGCTCTATCAAACCGACCTTGCGCACTAGCTCCGCCACTACCGCCATATACATTACTAGGTTGGATAT